ATGCATTCATACCTATTACAAGAAAGGAAAAAGTATATGGTTTTGTGTGCGGTGACAGCTGTTCAGTCTGTGGTTGCTATTTATTGTGAATTACTGTTCTGTTTTTGTTTTGTACTGTATCTTCTCATCTGTAAAGACTTCTTCACACTATTTGCAGTTTAACTAACTTGACTTAGTACTAAAACCTAAAACTATATGTTCTACCTTAAGATAAACAGTGGAAACCGTGGACTAATGCTTTGACTATGTTTTACATAAGAACACTAAAACACTTAACACTAAAGACCCTCTCCAATGTTGGCTAAATATGTAGATAACTGTCTTGACTTGATTGTACTTAGCTATTTCTATCTTGATTCTGTTGTTAGCTTATGACCCCTACAACTTCTGACTTAAAATGATTATGAACCCCTTATATTTTCCCATAAACACATCTATGTGACCCCAGTTTCTAATTTTTTTGGTTGCCCACCACCACACCCTGTATAGGCTCCTTGTAATTAAAAATCTTCTAATGACCCCAAGAAAAACTGCACCGACTTTGGAAATGAAACAGTGTCCAAGAAATGTGACCTTTGCTCCTCATTTCTAAATGTTAACATCATACGCGAACGACCCCATCTCTCAGGTCCACTTGGCGCTGTCCATGTGAAAGTGGTGCTCACCCGACAGAAAAGAGAAGAGTATTTTGATTTGAGCCTATACCTTACACACTTAAGTGAATTTGCATCCCCCTTTAGAACAAGCACTGGGGGATCTCGAGCGTCGAGTAGAAGCTGCCCAAGTCGCGACCGAGATCCTCGAGGAGTCGATTCAGTACGTCTTCCAACTTCTTCTGGAGACGGGGGGGTAGGCCTCTGTTCCGTGGCTTGGGAGGCTCCCAATTCTCTTTGTCTTCCACTTCCAGGTCGGCCGCTTCCTCCTCCTCCTCCTCCTCGTAGTCTCCGATGGGTGGGTGGAATCCTAGGTGATGAGATCCGTAGGGGTCGCCGTCTCTTTTTGGCTGGCGTGGTGGTTTTCTTAGGGAATGAGTCCCCGGTGCTGGACGGCGTGGAGGAGTCTCCACGTCCGGGGGCTGTGGAGGTACTGGTGGGGATAGGTGTCAAAACCTCATAAGTACCCGTTCTGCCAAACTTTTTGGCTTCATCAGCAAATTTCACATAGTACTCTTTCATACCGTCCTCGTCCGTGAAATACAACCCATAATGGTCTAGCTTTCCTGATGTTTTGTACCATCTGTCATCTGACCCCTGGTGGTAAATATGTGACCAGAGCACGTAGCTGGTCACGTTTTCCTGCTCCTGATCGAACCTAACCTCCACTTGCTGTCCACCTTTCTTAAAGCAATATGGAGGATCTGCTAGTAAACGTTCCCTGCTAGTGTCAGTCAATGTCCAGGGTTCTTTTCCAAACTCAGACTCCTGTAGGCCTTGCAGAATCAGTTCCTGCTCTATTGCTGTCTTTGCCCTCCCCTGTGACACAGCGAGAGGAGGCACAGGTGTCATGCCAACTCTTGTGACTCCACGTTTTTTTGCAACGTGAAGCAGCACTTGCTCCCTTCTGGTTAGGCTCCAGTGCCTGATCTGGTCAGCCAGCACTTTACTGTCTCGTTCATAGAGACTCAGAAGCTCTTCTTGTACAGACTCTAAGGCCTGGCTGAGATTCTCCATCTTCCCCCTCTTCTTCTTGGTCACTTAACTCTAAGTGGGTCCAGAACCTTGTGAAAAAAGAGGCCCAGCTCTGATCATTTAAAAGGAACCCTGGCTCCCCATTTTCAAGGAAAGGAAACTCAGCAGCAAAGCAAAAGCTAGAGACCCTGCTGCGCAAGTACTTCCAGCGCTCATCTCCCAGCACATTCACATTACTTGTTACTAGAAGTGGAGGGCACTTAATTTGATAAGGAGCTTTATGTTTACAATCTATGCTAATTGGATTGCCATCTAATGCATTTCTTAAATATGTATCAAAGTAATCCCAACAGGGCCTGGTTGCATCATCTAGCAGACCGATTTTGGTGTCTGCTAGTGGCTGCAGCCAAAACTGGCTTCTGCTATTTACATAAGAAATTACTTTGCCTTTAAGGAAAGAAAGTAAGCTCATGCAAAACATAGATTTGCCTGTGTTAGGAGGACCCCAGAAAAGCATGCAATTTTTTTTAGGAACACCCCTAAGAAATTTCTTGAAGCTGCTGAGAAAGGTAATAAACTCTACACTTTGATGTCTAAGAAACTTGACTATTTCTTTCCAATCTCCCTGCAGGCTGGTCTCCTTACATCTCTTGTGAATCCAGGCGGACATTGACATTCTCTGCATTTCTGCTCTCTTATAATATCTGCACATAGTTGCACAGTCCCTGACATGCTTAGCTTGGCTGTTAGAATTTAGGAAGGCTGCAGCATTTTCTTCTGTTTCTGCAAGGCATGCATACTGATATGCTATCTCACTTTCCTCAAAGTATTCATTGTCATAGGCCCATTGCACCATCCTAGATAAGTCAAAAGGCTTCTCTGCTGCCAGCTGGTGGTTTATCAGTGTTTGCTTGGCTATCCATTCAGGGAACACCCCAAAAGTATACGCGCTACTCACTAGGCTTTTTTTATACCAGTACAGGGCTGCTGCAGTACTCCTAGTTTTAGGAGGTTCAGCAAGCACTTGCTCTGCCCGACAGTGAAAAAGCTTTTCAAACAATTTAAAAACAGTCTCTCTGCTTTTTTGACTTTTAAATGCTAACAAGAACAAGGTTACAATTCCCATTTCAGAGAGAAAAATATAGTCACAATAGTCCTGTAATAAAACTTTGGCAGCCTCGGTCCTTTCAGGATGCAGATACAATGCACATACCACCCAATCAATGCTACACGTTTTGTCACTTTGGAACACTCTGACAAGGTCCAAATAACTAAGCCCGAACGAGTCTTTAAACTTTCCCAACATAAACGCGCGCCTATTTTTTAAAGTGAACAAAACCTCAGCGCCATTTTGCCCTCTCCCTCCCTTCACAGACGATCCAGAATCCTTAAGCGCAGTCTCTACCTGTGTTTCCCCCTGTGTAACAGAATCATCAGCTTCATGTTGCAAAGACTCTATTCCACTGTCACCCACAAACAGCTGCTTTTTGGCCTTTTTGGATGTCCGCGGAGATATTTTAACTGCCTCTAATCGCGGACTCAAACTCAGTACAGCTTTATCTGGACTGCGAAAATACTTTCGTTTTAACTGCTGTATATGCTCATCCGTTTCTGATTGCTCCTGAAGATGGTACAGCTGGAGGGAAAGTCCCTGGCATTCAGGAATAGAGGCATTGTCAACTAAATCTGAGATGTCACTTGCAGTACTTTTGTCACACACTTCTTCTAAGGAATCGTCAAGATCGCTACAGTCTGCCTCTAACAACACCCAACCACTCACATCTTCACAATCAGTACCTTTTTTATCCGCCATGATTAAGCTTCTGTGTTTTCACACAGCGCAGACAAACAAAGCTTATGCCGAAGAGGAGATCTTGGAAGTGCCGAATGTCTTCTTGCTCTGCAAGGCACACAAACCTCACCCTGCTTCTACATAGTCCGCAGTCAGCAGCCACCCTGTATAAATCACGCGTCTCGGACTCCTCCTCCTCAGGTGGCATCTGCTCATAACAATGGAGGTCAACCGTTTCTGGTGGCTGCTCAGTCAGCACAATGTCGTGGAGGGTGGCTTCTGGCCCAATCATGCTTCCAGGCGACAAAGGTCACAGTAGCCCCTGACCTGTCCTCTAATCACGTCAAAACACTTTGCTGTGCAGCACCTTTGCTTTTCAGGCTCATTCAGAGTTTTCAGGCAGCCTTGACATCTAACTAAGCATTCTCTGAGATTTTGCTCTAAATGCTGCACCTCAGAGTCTAATAATTGTCTCTGAAAATAGCAAGTTCTCTCCAAATAGCCGCAGTGTCTTATACATTTCTGACAACACCCATACACACACCCATCCTTCCACCGCAGCTCAAGAGGCCAAGCATCAAAAAGAGATTTTTCTACGTTAGTAAGAAAGCGATAGCAAAAGGTGCATGGAAGCAGAAAATCTACGAACGCTGCTCCGGTCTCTTCGCACAGCCCTTTCACCGTAGTCGGACGCGCCATGAATGCCCCCACAGCCTCCAAAACCGCGTTTTATAATAAAGGTTCGTGACCCGACCGAAAACGGTCTGCACGCATTCGGTCGTGACATGTTTACCTGTAGGGTGGTGGTTGTTAACAACAATCAGAAGACATACCTTTGGCGGTCGAACGAATCTGGTCTGCCAAGAACTCTAAAGATCAGGGCGTTCTTCCAGGACCGGTAACGGTCGGAGATAATCCTTAAGGTTCTGGCAACAGTTGAAAGTTGGCACAAAAACTGTGGTTTCAGGAATACTGCCAAGAGCTAATGGAACCTTGGCGCCCAGCAGCCCGCGCACTAAGGTGATTGGAGTGTTCAAATGAAGATGACCAGGCTAATAGCTTTAATTACACTTTATTTTTGCCCGCGCCTTCGCTTTACAGATTTAACTCTTGGTACAGAGGTAGTCACCCTTTGCCTCTTGACACCACCCTGCAGAACATTTGTTTGAAACAAAAACTTGCGCCCCAATGGTGTCTGGTCCAGCTGCTCTGTGAGCTTGTCACGCAAATCCACCTCCCAAAACTTCAAGTGACCATAAGGATCCACGCGCTCTTTAGGAGGGACATTGGTAGGGCATTTGGTAGCTAATGAATCAATGTATCTATAGGTGTCGTCCAGAGACCCAGGGGGTGGGTTTGCATTTAAATGCCAGCTCTCTATTATGTTAGGATCCATTGTGTGAATTGTTGCAAGATTCTCTGGAGTTAGCTTAACCTTGCACAGCTGCAAAATTAGAGAAATGTCAAACTCCTCTACATGTCTGAGATAGGTTTTATATTTAGAGGCCTTGTACTCTCCCTCCTCAGGCTGATCATTAGGTCCAATATTGATGGTGAGAGGAGTTCCTCGTGTGTTGTCAACAACAGTAAGGAAAAGCTGATTTTCCCATGCAATGCCATTATTTTGGCCTTGAGAGCGCTGTATCCAATAGGGTCTGTTGAAAAGCTGTGCCTCAGAGGATACCAGAGAGCCACTAGGTGTAGTAAAATAATTAGTGGTAGGATATGTGTCAGTTTTAGTTGCAACTGTACGTGCAGGCTCTGACTCCTTTCCCTGCTGCCCAGACCTAGTGAAGAGATGCCTTGCATACAGCTGCTCTCGCCTGACAAAAAAGAAGCATCTGTCTCCATATGGCTCATTGGCCATTTTTATATAGTCAGGATATTTGCATTGGGTATCAGCAATGTCAAGAGGTACTCCAGACCTATATTGCTGCAGATTTTTAAAATCCATGGCTCCAAAGCCAATGTCAACCATATCTCCATCCTCTATTGGAGTATTCAGCAGCTCAATGGGAGGGCATTGCTGGCTTTCATGAGCCACCCCTGTGCACCAGCGAGACTTCACCCAGTGCTCACCTAGTGCAGGCTTGCAACCTATCAAAAACATTTGAGTCTGCTTCGGATCGATTGCAAGGTTCACCCGATTGTCAGCCTCACTCCCATGTCCTGCAAGGTTTTTGTTGGGATTTTCAACATCACTATACCTATCAAATGTAGGATTACCAGTGATCCCAACGCCAAGTGGCTGTCCTCTATTAATTTCCAAGCCTCTCAGGGCCCACACCAGCCTTTCCTTTTCAGGGTCAAAAATAGACTTATCCCCAAAAGCAAAATTGTTAGGGTCAGGCAGCTTGAGCCTGAACACTCTGTACTGATTAGGGGAAACCTTTGGCACAGTTACTTCAGATGGGTCCCCATTTTTGTAGATTTCATACAGTGGATGTCCCACAGTGAGAAGTCGATCGCTGCTTGCATGATAAAAGATACTTGTCCGAGTGACATACTCATCGGTGCTCAAAACTCGAGTCGCAGGTTGTGGGGGCAGATAAAACTTATTCTGTGCAGGAAGCCACACCGCCATCTGCAACAAATTACAAAAATGAATGTTTGCGCTTCTTTCGTTTCAAAAGTGAAGGATGCAAAAAGTAATTTTCTCCAGATCCAAAAACATCAAATAAAATGGCTGGCGTTTCATGAGGAGTGATGGGAATGTTAGGAGCCCTTGAGTCACGTCCTCCATGACTCACATGTACGCCTTCAAACTCTGGGAACACCTGCGGGCTTGGCTTAACCAGATTTGGAACCGAAATCGGTCTCGCCCTTCTATCCCCTATTATGAGCTGCAGATCATTGCCTATGGACTCAATTTCGTCAAGTAAAAACTCATCCGGATATGCATCTATTGTGCTGTCTGAAAGAGTGATAATCTCAAAGTCTCCTGTGCCAGAGGATATGACTGATTCCCCTGATTGCTCTCCTAGTGGAAAATTACCTATGGGTCCCAATTCAATTTCTTCTGCAGGGGTTATATCACTAAGG